GTTTCCCAGTCACGATCCCTGTGTTTAATCACTGAGTCACCAGCTACGTTTGACGGGCGTAATGTGCTTTCTAACTTCTCGTTAGCCTTAATTCGTCGCATATTGCTAAGCATTTCACGCATTTTAGCTTTAGTGGCTGGCGTGGCGGTTTTAATATTCTGTACGGTACCTTCTCTAAAACCTTGCTTTACAGCTTGCAAACCTTGCGTATCTGGCACAACTCGACCATTAACAACCTTTAAACCTGCCAAAGCGTTATCACTAGCGCCAGACTCTATCTGTCTTACAAGCGCAGTTTCAGCGCTACCTTTCACGCTTGTGTCAGTTGGCAATATTGCGCTCTCAACTTTTTGAGGGATAGCAGCTTTGGCAGAATCGCTAAGGTTTTCAAATTCAAGACCTTGCTTTTTTAGGGCTTTACGTAGTGCTGGCGTAGGCTGACCGACATCATCCAAAAGCCTAGTGCCTTTTTTTGCCCCGCCCAAAGCACGCAAGCCTAGAAGCTCTAAGATTGCTGTAGGCGTGGATTTCGCCGCCGCTGCAATAGCTGGGCTACCCGTCATATCAAACGCGAAATCGCCTAACGCGTCCTCTGTGGCGGTAAAAGCCTCTACTGCTGGCGCAACAGCCTCCCCTACTGCTTGTAGGGTTTCTTGACCCTCTTGCGTTCTCGGTCGAAAAGTTAAGGCTTCACGCGTTGCTTCAACCGCTCGAGCACCCGCGCCCTCATCAGCGAATGGATTGATACTCTGAGCGATCCCAGCCAAGCCCGCTAAAGGTTCAGCCACAGCACCAGACGCCATAGTTAGAATGGCTTCATCTATACCGACGCCCGACGCTCTTTCGCTTGGGACTTGGGCTACCGCTTGTGGCTGCCCTTGAGCCTGTGACGCTAGCCTCGCATCAATAGCGGCCTTTATTTCGTCCTGCGTCATTGTTTCAGGGAACTTTATCCGCTCATTACCAATTTTTACAATAGGCATTATTTAAAAGTTCCTGTAGATGGATCGTATTCTAGATCGAAGTCGTTAGTCGCGCTAGGGCTTGTATCACCAATCCCGACGCCGGTAAGTTCGCGTTCTTTCGTTTCAATCTGCCTGTACTTGGACTCTATAAATGAGTCAAGTTGAGCCATTTTCTCATCTGGTGATGCGTTAGGGTCGCCCATTGTCGCCTTCAGGTTCTCGCCCTCTTGAACAGTAAATGCAGAGCCAAATGTCTGCTTTAGCAGTGGTAAAACCTCGTTATCAACGATAGAGATAAATCTAGCTCTAGCAGTAGATCCCTTTGTTGCGCCGAAGCCTAGCTCTTTTGACAGCAAGTCAAAACCTCGCCCAGTTAGCGTGCTGGTGGCTATTGGAGCAAGCTGTCTCAAACTGCTCACGACATTTTTTAACCCTGGTAGAGCTGCTTTCGCTTGGTTTAGCTCGCTTAAAGTTTCGCCACGTTTTGCGGCCTCTTGCCTTGCTGTAGCTATATCCGCTTCAAGCTGAGGCTTTAATTTCAATTGAGCTTCAAGCTTTTTAGTCTCTTTCCCGCCTGCGGCGTCTATATCTATCTCAGCTTTACCCTCTGCAAGTTTTAGCTTCGCCTCAAGGTCTTTTATTCGCTTTTGCTCTCTAGTTTCGCCAGTCCCTTCGACCGGCACTATGGATGACTTGCCGTTTTTATCTAGCACGGCAAAACCCACGCCAGGTATAAACTGGCTAGATTGAACTTGTGCTTTTGTCATAGCTCCGCTGTTTATAGCCTCAACAGTCGCCATCTGCCTATTAATATCATCTAAATCGCCGGTTGAGATAAGCTGGTCGATATCCGCTAGCGCTTCAGGCGCAACACCTAAACCTTGTAGTGTGTCGATTTGAGCCGCCGCCCCTATTAGATCGCCTTTCTCAATAAATGGCTTTAGCGTCTTAACAGCCGAACCTAACTGCTGCATAGTTGCACTAAAAGCATCTTGCTCCGCTTGAGCGGTTGCAGTATCGAGAGCCATCTGACCCGCTTGTAGCTTCTGCTCAGCCGCCTGTTGCTGTAACGGTGCCAAAGCTGCCCGCTGTTCGCCTTGCTGGCCTAACAAGCTCTGCCTCTGTTGCTCGCCCATAAATTGCTGTGCTTGTTCAGCGCCCGCCATAAGGTTAGAGAATGGTCTGGCGTTCTCGATGCCTTTCTGCACGCCGCTTAATATTAATCGTGGATCTAAAGCCATTTAGATAGCCTCCGGTGCGAACTCTTGCGTCACTTTGTAGTAACCGCTTTCGTGCATGCTTACCGCATCGGGGCGCGTCACTAATAGCTCTTGAGCCATACGCCCTCTATAGCGTTTATTGTCGCCAATGTAGTTAAACTCGTATATACCGCCCAGTTCATCCGCGCCAACCTGTACCGCGCCCTCTTTTAGCCGTTCGTCAGAGAATAGGGTTGCTAAGCCAGCGCCACCACCGCTCACCGCGCCGCCCGCACCTAACGCCTGCGCGCCAGCTTGTTGAGCGCCGCCTAGAGCTTGTAGCAGTTGCGAACCTTGCTGGCTTGATACTTGCCCAGCTATTAGAGGTACAGTGCTCTGTGCCGCACCTATATCTGTCAATAGGTTGGCCGTACCCATACCCGATTGGGCCGCGCTAGACTGACCCATACCAGCAATATTAAATAACTGGTTAAATCGGTTCTGTTGGTTTGCCAAATTCTGCTGCTGAAACTGGTTACCAAGCTGTAAAAGATTGCGCTGTAATACGTCTTGAGTGCCGCCACTGCCAGATAAACCCAAAGCTGCGCGCCGTGCAAGCGTACCTTGCTCTTGTTGTTGCGCTAACGCCTGGAAAAATGGATCATTTAAAACTTGGCTAGGATCTTGCGCTTGAGGGTTGAGCACGTTCTGAAGCAGCATATTAACCGCTTCGCTACCAACCTCTCTAAACGGCGCTAAGTCGCTGCGTAATACATCGATAGCCTCTTGGCCTGCTGCCGCCTGAATACCCGCCGCTTCACCTGCCGCTTGTCGTTGACCGCCGCCAGTGAGATCCATTCCGGTTTTTTCTCTAACGTACCCCATTATTAAACCTCTCGCGGCTTAATCAAGCCTAGATAATATTGATCGTGTAGTTCGCCGTTTTTTCTGTGCGAAAGCTTGTTGACACCCTCGAAAGAAAAGCCGTTCTTGTAAGCGAATTTTATCACACTTGGGTAGATTTCTGGAATCTGAGCGACAATTTTTGTCGCTTTAGTGTTTGACCAAGCCCATTCGAGAGCTTTTTGTCCGAACTCATGCGCCTTGCTTCGGTGGTCGGCCAGTACTTGTACATGACACTCAAGCGTGACGCTGTTAACCCAGTGGTAAATCATAACGCCTATACCTTCCTCATCGCTAAGGAATATAGCTTCATCCATTGAAGGCATCCAAGTGTCTGAGGTTGGCCCGTCTTCGCTTATGCGGTCGAATATTTCAGGGTCTTTGAGAACCTTTAGGATCTTATTAAGGTCTAGTGTTCGCTCTACCTTCATGATTCTGTCGTACCAGAAACGCCAATGTTAACAACTGAGGCGGCACTAGCAAGCCCAGACAGCTTCATGCTGTTATCTATAACCTGACCTTCAAGCTCATATATCTCTACCGTTGCGCCTGTGGGGATAGTCTTAACAACAGCCCAATTACCACCGCTTCCGGTAGTGCCTGTGGTGGCTGTGGCGATTCGCCAGAAGGTCACCTCGACATTCGCCGCGCTTGTATTCGTGGCGGTCATCTTGCCAATAAATTTCTTCTCGCTAGATCCGCATGTTATTAGCGCGTCTTCTGTCAAACCTAACTGGCTTTCACTTACAAAGCTATTTAGTGTGGTAGTCATTTATTCGCTCACTATAAATATTTCAAATTCAACTGCGACTTTCGCCGTCCCTGTGTCGACCTTAGCCATAAAACCTAGATCAGTCGGCCCCACATAAGGCCCGAACGGTATATCTACAGCTCCGAATGTTTCGATACTACCTCCTGACACGCCACTAACAACCGATTGCGCCCTCATCGCGGTGTACGGAGCGGCAGTTTCGTCTATGTTTGTTCTAGAAAAGAATACAAGGTCAACCGTCTTACCAGAGTCGATACTCACATCCCTTAGCTTAACATACCCAGTTGACCCAGCCGGAACACTGAATGCTCCTATTTCGCTTTGTGACTTGGGGAAATCTGCTGAGTCTATCGTTGCCCAATCCGTACCGCCTGCGCCGTTTTCAATAACAATATCGCCAGAGTGCGAGCTAGCGGCAGCAGTTGCGTAAGTCCCTGAAGCCGAAACATAAGCTCTATAAAGCCTTGTGAATGTTGTTGTTGTGGCGCTTGAGGCACTTGCGCCAGCTGTAGCCAACGCTTCAGACACCTCTAGGAAGTTTTCATCAAGCCCGATAAGCGTTACTTCTCTTGCTCCTGAACCTGCCGCCGTGTCGTTAGCATTGCCGCCCGATTTGATTCGCAATGTTGTCGCGCTTGCCGCCTGCGGCGTCTGGTATATGCCACCAAAAGCAACTGGCTCAAAGCTTGTGCCAACCGACGGATTGCGACCAAACTTCTTGACAGATCGTAAGCCGGTTGTCAGTCCTCGCGCAGTATCCAGCCATGTCCAAGTGTTTCTATGCAGCGTAGATGGCGATTCAAGATTGTAAGGCTGGTTCAATGGCGAATAGAAGTTGCTCACTTCACTATAATTAGTTTCAAGCCTAAATACTGTTTGAGCACTTGCGCCGTTTATATACCTAACTCGAAAATAACGCCCACCCGCCGCTGCTGGCTGAACCAATGGGATATTAGCGCTTGCGGTTGTGCCGTTGACAGGAAAAGTTGAATCCGCATTAACACCATCAACACTAAAATCAAAATACAACGTTCCCGCCGCATCTGCGTATGATTGAACAATCACCATTGATCGAGGTGTTCTTTCCCAGGTTCCGGTAAACGTAGCGCCGCCGCTTAAGGGGGTGCTTGTGCTGTTTACAGCGCTTGGGATAGGCGTGTTTGGGGAGTAACTCATACAATTAACCACTCATTAGATGATGCTATGTATATCAAATCTACACACTCATAATTCTCAGCCATAGTATAACTGCTAGCTCCATCTATTGTGCCTGAAACGATCACGTTACCCGCCGTTGTTGCGCGTTTAATGCTTACCTGCTCACCATCAATAGGCGAGCTATTAAGCGTTACTGTAACCGCACCAGTGACAACTATTATCTTCTCAAAGCCTGTAGTCGTGTAATTGCTAGACGTGCTTACGTTGACATATCGACTACTAGCAGCACTAGCACTAGCAGGATAAAAAGAAGTGTTAATTCTTTCAGTTTGTCGCTTCACACTCCAGGCGTATGTCTCGCGAATATCGGCACTGGGGATGGCGTCACCGGCATCTAGATTTTGCCAGACATCGTGCAAAAAACGCTCTAACTCTTCAAAGTATATTCTTACATCAAACGAGCCTTGTAACAGCTCCCTCGGTATTTGAGAAAGCCTTGGATCAATACTTGGCATTAGAAACCGCTCGGCTTGAGACCTATGGCCCCGCTAAATAAAGCTAAAAACACCGGATCGCTACAGCGGATCTTGATGAAACAATCATAAAACGATTCGCAGTGATCCCAGCGCGCCTTGATTCGCCCTTCACCTTGCCTGCCTATCAGCACATCATCCTCATTAGTCCAACTCTTGCCGCCATCGAATGAAGCGCTAAGCATAAGTTGTGGGCTCTCGCCTTGACCTGTGATTAGGCCTACACCCGTTTGCATAACGATATCAAACCACGACATTAGCAGTCGTTCACCGTCTGCGCCCAAGACTGTACCGTTAATCGGGCCTAATATGCGCTCTTGTATCTTAACGACACTGTTATCGGTATATGTAGTCAGATCAAGCTCATATACGCCGCCATCGCTTTTAGATGATATCAGGCGCTTGCCGTAACACTCTGTGAACTCTTCACCTATATAGCGGTCTTCGTCTGCACCCGTCGACAGGTTAAACCATGCGCTAGATTGCTCGTTAAAAGCAAAAGTCTTATTTCCGCTTGGTGATGTTAGTACGTAAAAGCTCTGCCCCTCAATGCGGTAGATGCTCGCAACTGCGTCAGCCATATCGCCAATCAAATCAAATTGATGGCTAATAGCCAGGCTAGTTACGTTCTGCGGCTGGTGCGAGCTGAATCGATAAACGCGCCGATCATCCCCTAAGAAATAGCAATAATCATCTGTGGCAGCCACCGAATGAATAGCCTCTAGACCGACGTTCATCGTTCCGCCGTTAACACGCGCCCAAGGCGGGTTGCCTGTACCTGAGTTGTACCAGGTCTCGACGCTACCCTCGATTGAACCCTCACCAAAGATGTAAACACGCTCACGAAACGCGAACACGCGTACCGTGTTATCTGGCGAACTCTCAGCCGTTGCGAAGTTGTTAGACTGAATAGAATCAGGATTACCAACATCGGCAACTTGGAACTTGCCTCCGTTGCCATCAAACAACATTTGCTGGTTTTGATAGGTCACGCTATTAGCGTTTTGAAAGTCGCTATCTGTAATCACCGTTAACACGCCGCCGCTTAACTGGTAGCCAGTTGCGCCTGTCGTGATAATTAGATTCGTGCCATCATTAGCGAATATACAGCGATTTGTACCAGCGATAACACCTAAACTTGTTGCTGTTCCGTCGCTTGCTATCTTGTACAACGTATTGCCGTTGACCTTGTAAAGCTCGTTAGCAAATACGGTCATACCGCGATTCGTACCGCTCAAGCTTGCGAACTGAGTGCAGCCAGGCCACGTTGTTAGCGATGAGCCTGCTGCGCCTGTTAATTCAGCTTGAGGAATAAGGTTCATAGTCTTCTGAACGCTAAACGCTTCGCTTCGGTGTTCGTAAGACTGGCCGACAACCTTAACGGGTACGGTTTTAAAGCTGGTCATCTTCAAGGGGTTGCGCCCTCTATTCTGATTTTAGGCGCTGGGCCGTACTTGCCGCGCTTGGTTTGTCTGTTTAAACCCTTTATAGAGTTAACAAACTTACCGTAATAATATTCGGCTAAATCCATTTCCATTACGTTCTGGAATAGCGCCCATAACGCACCGTATAGATATATTGTTGGTGCTTCAGCTAATACTTGATTGCTTGTATTTGAGTCGCTTAAAGCTGTTAGCTTCTTTAGATATTGCATTTCAACCGTGTAATAAGAATCAGGTACACGGTCAAACTCTAGTTGGGTGGTTACTGTAAAGTATCGCGGATAGCCCGAAGTAGCTTGTGAGGCTAATTGCTCTGGAGCCATAAAGGTTACATCTGTGAAACCTAAACCAGTGGATATGCGCAAGCGACGCATCTCTAAGAAGTCTTCGGGTAACTCTAAGAAACGACTAGCCGTGTCAGCCGAAGCCGTGGCTCTCGCTTCCATTGGCCGAATACGCAAAGGCTCGAATTCATTCGCGTACATTTCTGACTCTGCAATAGCGATATAATCATCGATAAATTCAGCTTGATCCCTTCGCTTAGACCACTGAATAATAGAAGCTTTGAGGTTGCTGAAATTATCTAACGCCATCAGATTCGACCTGTTTTAGTTCTCAGTTTTGAGTAGTTTGGATCGTTCAATTTTAACATAAGTAAGTGCCGATTTTCTTTTAATAGCACGTTACATTTCAATTCTTTGTTCCACTGGTCAATAATAACCATTGGTACGGTGGCAACTTTATGTAAATCACCTTTCCAGCCTGTTTCGGCTTGGTTTCGCTGTCTAGCAATATCGTCTAGATATGGCTCTACATCTTGCGTTTTTTTGACGTAGGTTTTGCCGGTGGACTCATCGTATTGCATTGTTTCAATGATGTCGCCATAGGCATCAAGAAGTTGAGGTTTAGACATTTATCCCCCTAGAAAAGAAAAGGGGCCGATCGTGACTGGGAAAC